GCAGAGCCTAATGATGTCTTTAATATTTGGTTTTCACAAGAGGCAAACAATTAATGAGAATAGAATCTGAAGTTAAATTAGATTTCTCAGACGTACTTATTAGACCCAAAAGATCAACATTAGGATCTCGCAAAGAAGTAGATTTATTTCGTAATTATACATTTAGAAACAGTGAAGCAGGATATGGTGGAGTGCCTATCATGGCATCTAACATGGATGGTGTTGGTACATTTGAAATGGCTGATGCACTTTTAAAACAAGGACTGTTTACATGTTTAGTTAAAACATATTCTGCATCTGATTTGCTAGAATATTTTAGTAATGGCTCTAAAAGACGAGAACATGTGGCAATGTCTATTGGTATTGCTGAACAAGATTTAGAAAAACTTGATCGTGTGATGGGAGCATGTCCTATCAAGTATCTCTGTATTGATGTTGCTAACGGGTACTCAGAAAGATTTGCTACAATCGTAGAACAAATCAGAAACAAATACGAAGAACTTATCATCATTGCAGGTAATGTAGTGACAGGTGAAATGACAGAGGAGTTAATATTAAGTGGAGCAGATATCGTTAAAGTGGGTATTGGGCCTGGTAGTGTTTGTACTACTCGCATTAAGACTGGCGTTGGATATCCTCAACTCTCAGCGATCATTGAATGTGCCGATGCCGCTCACGGTCTTGGTGGACACATCATTGCTGACGGGGGTTGTTCAAGTGCTGGAGATGTAGCAAAAGCATTTGGTGCTGGAGCAGACTTTGTAATGCTAGGCGGAATGTTAGCAGGTTGTAATGAGGGTGGTGGCGAAGTAATTACTAAATTTTATGAAACGAATGAACTTGAATATGAAGTTGCAGGTCATTTACAAAATCGTAAACATAAAATTGAAGAAGAGCAGTTTGTTCAATTCTATGGTATGAGTAGTGATACTGCTAATACTAAACACTTTGGAGGACTTAAAGACTATCGAAGTTCTGAAGGTAGAACTGTAAAGATTCCATATAAAGGTGCGATTAAAGATACTGTCCAAGACATCTTAGGGGGCATTAGAAGCGCCTGTACTTACGCAGGAGCACGTAAACTTAAAGACTTGAGTAAATGTACTACCTTTGTTAAAGTAAATAATCAATATAACAAAGTATTTGAGAACAAATAATGAACACAAGTCTAATCATCATTGATAATTTTTATGATGAGCCTGATATTATAAGAGACCTAGCACTATCATCTAAGTATTATCCTGAAAAGGTATCTACAGGTTATCCTAACGGTAATGCTCCTTGGTCTGGAAAGATGAGTAAAGATGCATATAGTCCTAGTTGGATCAATACAAAGATATCTAAACTTTTAGGAAAAAACATCAGACAAATGGATCATTTTACTAATGGTTCTTTTAGATTAAGCCAAGAAACAAATGTCTGTGGCATGTTTGATAATGCATTACATGCTGATACATCTGATATTAATTATTATGCAGGTGTTCTGTATCTTTCTAAGAATCAACATACTATGCCCGGCACGTTGTTTTACAAACACAAAGAAACAGGCGTAGATCGAGCATTAAGTCCTAAGCACTTAGAGACAGTTGTTAAATCAAAAGACTGCAATGATTTAAATAAGTGGGATATTCATACTGCTTCAAACTTTATTTACAATAGACTTATTATATACCCTGCATCTAAGTTTCATGGACCTGGTCCTAACTTTGGAACATCAGATAAGACTGCTAGACTAGTTCAACTTTTTAATTGGATAGACATAGTATGAAGTTGTTAATTACAGGAGGTTGTTCCTTTTCTCAAGTACAAGGACAACCAGACCCTTACTTAGACGAAGATAAAAAAGTATGGCCTAACTGCACCTGGCCATTACATTTAGAAGAAGCATTGAAGCCTGAATTTCATACTCATACTGGTATGGCAGCCGCAGGCAATGAAATAATTTCGCAACGAATAATCAATAAAGTTAACAAAGCATTAAAAGACGGGTTTTCTCCTAATGATATGTTAGTTGGCATTATGTGGTCAGCCGCAGATCGTTTTTCATTAATGAGTTCTAATTATAAAAAGAACATACACAAGACAACATTGCGAGGTCCAAATGACGAAATTGCTAATCAATATATGTTGGAACATGGAGAATCTTTTTTAAATTCGCAATTAACAGATATTGAATTTAAAAAATGGTTTAAAGGATTCAATACTTCAGATAAAAGATTTGCAGACAATCCTCATAGTGATTGGTATAATGGTAGAAATCCAACTTGGTGTGCTGAGGTTGATGATAAGAATTCAACTCCAATACCAACTTGGTATCTATTAAATCATTCTTGGTCAGATGAACTAACTTCTAATTATTTTAAATCATATATTACTCCTGAGTATGCACTCTTACAAACATGTAATCATATACTTAGAACTCAATGGTTTTTGCAAAGTAAGGGCATCAAATACTTTATGAGTCAAATGGGACCAGACACCTTTATCTATCATGCTCCCCTACCCGACTTGCTTGGTGAATCAGATTGGGAATGCAATATGATAAATGATGCAAAATATCAAATGTGGAATAACATAGATTTGATACATAAGAATCCAGAATTGAATTACTTGTATGACATGATCGATAAAGAATTTTGGTTAGATATAGACAACATGGATGAATGGGCACGAAAACAAGGACTACCTTATCAGACAGAAGGAGACTGGCATCCAAGCACTGCAATGCATGAGAGATTTACAAAGAACTACATTTTACCCTTTATACTTGAAAAATATAATATATCCTAGTATAATGTATAAATACATGTGTAGCACAAAGGCTACAAAACAATTGATTAATTTATCCGCGTTAGGAAGGAGAAAAGACACATGTCTTATAACAAAACAAAAACCGACCCTGTTCTAGGGAAACAAGTACACGATCATTTAGTTTCAATGGGAGTAGAAACTCCGGTGACTGACAATGGTCTATCTCGTACAGAAAAAATCGACAAGATTGAAGATCACTTTAATGTAATTATGGATACATTAGGACTTGATCTTACAGATGATAGTCTTATAGACACACCTAAACGTGTTGCTAAGATGTATGTCAATGAAATCTTCTGGGGACTTGACTATGATGCATTCCCTAAAGCAACTGTCGTTGCTAACAAGATGCAGTATGACGAAATGGTTGTAGAAAGAAACATCAATGTACAATCTAATTGTGAACATCACTTTGTAATAATCGATGGTCTAGCAACTGTAGCATATATTCCGAATGAGACTGTATTAGGTCTATCTAAAATTAACAGAGTTGTAGAATACTTTTCTAAAAGACCTCAGATACAAGAACGTCTGACTGAGCAAGTATATCACGCACTATCATTTATCCTAAACACTGAACATGTTGCAGTCTTAATCGATGCACAACACTATTGTGTAAAATCTAGGGGTGTTGAAGATGCTGGGAGTTCTACTATCACAAGTAAATTAGGTGGTGGGTTTAAAACAGACCCTGCACTAAGGGCAGAATTTTTAAGTATTGCTAGGATGCAGTAATGCCTGATATGGATGTTCCTTATTGCACTAGTCAAATTCGTAAAGCAATTATAGAAATGAACTCTCCATATAATGACGGATATCTAGCATGGGGAATCAAACAAGATTTGTATCTATTAAAGTTTATGTTGGATAAAGTTATTGCAGATGCACCTACGTTTGTAGGCGAAGATGAATGGCTTAAGGACAAAGAACAAGAAGTAATGATGGAGATATTAAAAAAATAATGTACTGTTATAAAGATAATTTTCTCTCTGATGAAGTGTTTAACTTGTTCAAAGAAGACGTACTCAAAAAATACGAGCCTCGTAACGAATGGGGAAGCGAATCTGTTAGTTATGGAAAGTATTTGTCAGGTGAAAATTACGAACAAGATGCTCCTGTCAGAGTGATAGGAGATCAGTTCCCTGAAGATGGTGATTATATACATACTGCGGTGAGACTAGGATCAAAATCATTACCAGAAATAGCACGTAGTATTAAACAGTACATGATTGAAGATATGAATTTGATAAATCCTTTGGCTCGGCAGATGTGGTATCAATATCATTCAAATAAACACAAAGTAATACAGCATTGGGATCCTGCAGTCAACGGGAAAACTAGTAAACAATCATTTACTAGTCTTCTATACATGCATGATACTTGGGAAGATGATTGGGGTGGTGAACTTACTTTTCTTAATGATAAGCAATCTATACTACCTAAACCGAATAGACTAATAATATATAGCAGAGACGAAGAACATTGGGTCAAAGAGATTACACATGACTTAGATGATTACCAAAGAATGTTTTTCTTTACTGCATGGGGAACAGATAATGATTTTTAATAAAATCAGACAACTTAAGGATGATGGCAAAACTATTGGCATTACATTCAGTACGTTTGATCTATTACATGCAGGACATATTGCAATGTTATCAGAAGCAAAGAATCATTGTGATTATTTAATCGCAGGATTGCAAACTGATCCTACAATAGATCGACCTGATTCAAAGAATCCGCCGATACAATCTATCGTAGAACGTCAGATTCAATTAGCGGCAACGAGATATGTAGACGAGATTGTTATCTATCAAACTGAGCAAGACTTATTAGACTTGTTGTTAGTATTGCCACTTGACGTAAGAATCATCGGCATCGAATATGAAAACAAAGAGTTCTCTGGCAAAGATATATGTGAAGACAGAGACATCAAAGTAATTTATAATGGTAGAGATCATAGTTTTAGTTCTTCATCATTGAGAAAACGAGTAGCAGAAGGAGAAAAATGAGTATATTTAATTGGGGAAAGAAAAAAGTGAATAAGATACCAGAGATAGATTTCGGTAAAGGCAAATATTTGTCTACTAAAACATATGGAAACGATAGAGGTTTCTCATGTTGTTTTAGACAATGGCGTGCAAAGCATTCGCATTGTTCTTTGTTGCATGGTTATTCACTAGGATTCAAACTAGTGTTTGAGTGTGATTCACTTGATGAACGTAACTGGGTTATGGACTTCGGTGGTTTGAAAGAACTCAAAGACTGGTTAGAAGATCACTTTGATCACACGATTGTTGTATCAAAAGATGATCCTGAGATAGGACAGTTAAGAGCATTAGAGAAACGTGGACTAGCAAAAGTTAAAGTGTTTGACAACGTAGGCTCAGAGAAGTTTGCAGAAGAAGTATTTAAGCAAATGACTATCATTATTGAACGATCAAAGTTTCAAAAGAAAGCACTTAACCCTACAGTAAGAGTTAAGAGTGTAGAAGTATTTGAACACGATGCTAACTCAGCAATATATGAGAGAGCATAATGGATTTAACTACAACATTACTTGCAGTTTTATTGTTAGTAGTTATATACGTAATGAACAATAACAACAGACCGAGGTTTTAGTATGGCTGTAGGACAAACAATGTCATTTGCAACTTTACCAAGAGATAGAGTTGTACACATATGTCAGAGTTCAAATAAAGCAGATGTGTTTGAGACTATCTTAAAAAAGCACCCTCAGATTGCGAGAGAGAGGCTTGTAGAGCAAATGAATGATCAAGGTATAGAAGACACACAAAGAATTTTAACAGACATGGATGATTATATTGAACTGCATAATGCAGGTCTATCATCTGCAATAGGTATTTTAGGTTTATAATGTTAGAAGTTATAGGCTTTTTTACTGTTGCATATCTTGTTATCAAGTTCTTTCCAGAGATACTAGAAGGTGTATTTAAATTTTCAGTAATAGTAATAGGCGTCACCTTCTTTTTAATATTACTAGCCTTACTATTAAATTAATAAATATTATAGTAGCATATTATAATAGGAGAATAACATGGCAGATAAAAAAATAACAAAAAAGCCAATTAAGAAAACAGTTAAAAAAACTGTTGCAAAAAAAGTACCAAGTTCTAAACTTGATAAGTTAACGTTTGACGATGTGTTAAAAGCATGTAAGAAAAAGAACAAGGAAGAAGCAGAAAAGATTTTTCAACTGATTGCTGATTATTCATTTGAAAAAGATGAAACAGAACGTCAACGTTGCATTTCTATTGCATTTGGTAATTGGAGACATGGGTCAGAATTTGATACTGGTCTAGGCGATAAAGAATCTTTTGAAGAACATAACTTTAAAAAATGTCAAAAGATACTTAAAAAACTAGTAGGATAATGGGAGCACCTAGTCCACATCCAGTTGCACCTGATACTATCAGGATGACCATTCAAGTTGAAATTCCATATGAAAATGATATAATGAATTATGGAGATATCAGTAAGCAAGTTGTAAAAGATTATATCAATAGTGATGCGTTCGGTGGATATAGAATAGAAGCAGGACCAAGAACTAAAGAAGAATTAACGTAAGGAGAAAATTATGCAAAAACTAAAAGAATGGGGAACACGTTTTTTTGCGTGGCATGAAGACATGACAGATGAGATTCAATGGAAGTTCAATCTTTCTAGTTATCATATGCAATGGATTGCTTTTAGCAAAGGGATTGCGATTGTATTAATATTACAGTGGTTATTTTAAATGAATAGAGAATCAAAAGTAAAAATAGCAAACGTCTATCTAGTAGAAATGTGGGAAGACGGGGTACTGAAAGAAGAAAGGTATCTACCTGGCAAGTCAAAGCATTATGCAGAGGACTGTGCTGAGAATTGGACTAACGGTGTTATAAAGGAAGCAAATGAACAAACGAATTAGTATCGGCGAAGTAAAAAACGCAGTACAAGAGATTCTAAGACAGATGCACTTAGACAACTTTAGACCTGATTATGTAGTAGGAATAACAAGAGGTGGATTGTTACCAGCAGTAATGATCTCTCACTATCTAAAAGTTCCAATGTATTCTTTAGACATATCATTACGTGATAATGTTCAACAAGGTCCAGAAAGTAATTGTTGGATGTCAGTTGATGCATTTGGTGCATTATCTACAGAAGAGATGGAAATAACAAAAAGCCGTTGGGACGTATCAAAACGTAAGAAAATTCTTATCGTTGAAGATATTAACGATTCAGGTGCAACTCTCAATTGGCTCAAAAAAGATTGGGAAGCAGGTTGCTTTCCAAATGAGCAGTCTTGGGAAACTGTATGGCATGAAACAGTTAAGTTTTCTACTATTGTTGATAATGAATCTAGTTCGTTTAAGGATGTAGATTATACATACGAAACAATTAACAAACTAGAAACTCCAGATATCTGGTTAGATTTCCCCTGGGAAAGTTGGTGGTTAGATTAGTGTTGACTTTACCGTCAATAGGTGATATAATATGGACATGATTTACGAAATATTGAACAGTATTATTGCCTTCGTAATATTACTATTTGCAGGCTATGTAGCATTGGAAAGTTCAGTAATGGTATCAGAAAAGAAAGCAAGATACAGAGCAGGAACACATGACTATTATGATAACCCTATTGAGGACGTAGATGACACTAAAGTATAGTGAAACATTTTTTTCAGCACAAGGTGAAGGTCAATACGTAGGCATTCCTTCATTGTGGATGCGTTTCTTTTTATGTAATCTACAGTGTAACGGCTTTGGTCAGAAAGATCCGACTAATCCTGATACATATGAACTCCCTTATGAAACTATCGATATCACAAACATAGATAGTGTGTTTGATCTCCCTGTATTCGACAAAGGCTGTGATAGTAGTTATACATGGAGTAAGAAGTACAAGCATCTTATCACAGATAAGACTGTAACAGAAGCAGTAGACGAACTGACAGCACTTCTCCCTCATGGTAAGTTCATACATCCAGCAACAGGACAAGCATCACACATGGTGTTTACTGGTGGCGAGCCGATGATCAAAGGCACACAGCCTGGCATGATCGAAGTCATAGAAGAATTTAAACGAAGACACAATAAACCTCAGTATGTTACTGTAGAAACAAATGGTACTAGACCTATCACAGATGAATTTGCTGAATGGATAGAAAAAGAATACACTAGCAAAGAAAACAAAGAATGGTACTGGTCACTAAGTCCTAAACTGTGGGCAACTGCTGGTGAGCAATCTAAGAAAGCAATCAAGCCTGAAGTAATAGGCAGATATGCTGAAGTGAGTCCAGTAGGTCAACTAAAGTATGTAGTCAATGGTACAGATGAGAGTTGGCGTGAAGTAGAAGAAAACACTAAACTGTTTAGAGAAGCAGGGTGTAACTATCCCGTATGGATTATGGGAGTAGGTGGAACATATGAAGGTCTAGTGCAAACTGAAGCAACAATTGCAGATGAAGCCATTAGACGAGGGTACTATTACACAAGCAGAGTACACGTACATATCTATGGTAATGCAATAGGTAAATGAGAATCATTAATTATATACAACTCAACGACCTACGTGATAAATACTGTAGAAAGGAAATTAAAACACTATGAATTATCTATTAGAAGCATTAATTAAAAAACTTGAAGGCGAAATCGCAATGGCAAAAGCCAACATTCAAGTCTATATTGAAAATCCTGCAGGTATCGGTGAGCATCCAGATGTCGTACAAGCAGTAGAACTTCAGATTCAAGCAATAGCAGACGCAGAGGAGAAGATAGAAACAATTCGCAAACATTATTAAGTAACATGGCATATTCAGACAAAGTAGTACAACGATTCGAGGACGTTTTAAAAAATCCCGAAAAACACGCAGTAGGAAGATTCGATCCAAATGATGCAGACGTAGCAACTGGCATGACAGGTGCACCAGCATGTGGTGACGTAATGAAACTGCAACTCAAACTAGACAAAAACGAAAAGATCGTTGATGTCAAATTCAAAACTTATGGTTGTGGTAGTGCAATAGCAAGTTCAACGATGTTTGTTGAAATGCTAATGGGCAAGACTGTAGAAGAAGCACAACTGATCAAAGACAGAGACATAGCAACAGCATTAGAATTACCCCCTATTAAGTTACATTGTAGTGTGTTAGCAGAAGCAAGTATTAAAGATGCCCTCAAGAATTGGGACGGCAAACGAGAAGAATTTATTGGAAGTAGTGATAGTATGATTGGACATAACAGTCAAGGACTACTTCAAATAGAGGAGCCGACTACTACAGTCGAAATTTAATATATTAACTAAAAGGAATAATGGCAAAAGCAAGTAGAAGAAAAGTAAACAAATCGTTAATTAACGGTTCAGGTAAAAAATGTTCGTCAACAGGTGTTGGTGGTAGAGGACGCAGAGTAAAAATCGGCATGTCTACAATGAATAAAGGCAAGAAACGTTCTATGTCTCTATATAGAGGTCAGGGGAAGTAATATGCCAACTAAATTCAAACCATCACAAAGCGTACTTCAAAGAGGTACTAAAATAGTAACTACAACTCATTACTATATTAAAAATATTTCTAAAGAAGAATTATTTGAAGAAATAAACAAAGATAACCCAAATAAAAAACGTAGATCAAAGGCTATAAAAGAGTTAGAACGCAGAGGCGTAAAACTAGTTTGGACTACAAAAGACAAAGAATCAATCGTCTAAGTTTAAAGTATTTGGTAACTAAAGGACTTGACTTCAAGTCCTTTTCCATATATAATGCTAATTAATAACTAGGAAAGAGGTACATTGATGGCGTGGTATGACACACCGTTTTGGAAAAAACCAGAACCAATTGAGATTAAAAAAGAAACAGTCGTTATTGACATGATGAAGGATGACGTAGATCCTGAAGAACTAACAATTGAAAACGCATACAAGACAAGATGGATATGGTATCATACAATATTGGCTATAGGTATCTTTACTACTAATGTACTGTTAATAGCAATACTGACAATATTAGCAATTAAACTATGAGCAAAGTATTAATTACAGGAGGTTCTGGTTATCTAGGAACTCTCTTAACTAAACACCTACAAGATAAAGAACATGATGTATGGGTGTTAGATACTAAATTCCCTGATCATCATACTAACCCTAACGAGTCTAATTTAGATCATCTATATCAATATCTACCATTTGATATTAATCAACCTTTACCTAAAGACTTTGATGAAGAGTATGATGCAGTAGTACATTTAGCGGCTAAAGTTGATGTTGAAGAAAGTACACAAATGCCAATACAATATTATATCACTAATATTAACGGCACAATGAATTGCTTATCTAAAATAAAAACAAAAAACTTTATACTTGCATCAGTAGATAGTGCAGAACATTGCGAGGCACCTTATAGTGTCTCTAAACGAGCGGCAGAAGACTGTGTGATCGAATATTGCATGATGCACAATCCAAAGCATTTTTCAATTATGAGAATCACAGATAAAGCAACAGACAAAGAAATCGTAGAAGCATTTGCATTAGTAATAGAAGCGCCATCAAATAGTATTCTTAAGGTGTAAACATGACTAGAATCAATTCTGATTTAGATCCAAAAAATCTTAAACGTATGCATCTAGTAGCAGAACTCAGAGAGATAACAATGATACCTGCGGCACTACGTAGAAGTATAGAAGCAAGAACAGCAGAAGACATTCATAATGGTATTCCAAAAGACTTTACATTAAACAAAGGACACGTGACGTTCTTTTATGACAAATTAAAGTTTCTCATAAAACGATTTAACAAACTTGCAGACGAAATGGAAAGACGAGGTTATTCTCCAGATAGAACTCGTATAGAAGCATTCGATGGATTCGATAAACAATGGTACGGAGATTGGGAATCATCTAATAAAGATGATGAAATTGTATTAGAACGTATCAACTTTCGTATAAGTCAAAAGCCTCATCTATACGAAGACTAAGGTTTAGGAGGTATAGCAGGAGTCGGGAATTCACAATCATTGATATCTGGATTGTGTGTTTTATCAGGATTATTAATTGCATATGAGTATGTGCAACAAGGGTTATGTTCAGCACCATTCTTTTCTTCAAACCAAACTTCAGTACCTAATTCAGTATAAGGTGCTACTGGCACTTTAGGAACAAAATCATTTCTGTTTGTAAATCTCCATGTATAATCATTAAGCATGTGATGAGGTTTTTCACTTCTTAACTGATCATACCAAGTCTTAAATCCAGCAGTACCAAATCTTGGACTAGCACTACAAGATACTATAACCTTTTCAAACCAACCTTCTTTACATGCTAATGCACCTGTTAATTGTGCTGTAGTCGAACCCATGCTGTGTCCAGTTACGATTAATTCTTTTACAGGTCCACCATGTTTGTATGATATTTCTTTTAATGATTGATATAATGTTTTTCCTGGAACTGTTATACTACTAGTATCTGCAGGTCTTGTACCGTCTGCTTTAATTCCGCACCCTGCAAAGTATTTTTCAAAACCTTTCATTACAGTACCACCTAGTACATCCATTGGATTAGGTACTTGTGCATATTGCAAGTCGATTAAGCCGTTTGCATCAGTCTGAGTTCCCCTAAATGCAATGTATGCTTTGTGTGGTTTTCCTCTCACCTTAGTAATAAATGTTGCAGGCTCTACATGAACATTATCAAGTCCTACTCCATATCTATAAGAAGTCCATATCAATGTTTCAGCCGAACCATTAGGAAAAATGTAGTCTTCAAACTTTAATGGATTCTGTGTTAAGATATCACTTTTGCATAGATTTTCTGCTGTCCATTCAAACGAACCACCATATGGATCTGGGGTGCCTGTTTGTGGCCAATTGGGGTATGTTTTATTGAGAGGTTCTCCTGCTAGTCGCCAACGTCTAGCCATTTCACTACAAACATCAGTAAGCAATGAACATTGCTGTTGTAGTTCAATCCATTCTTCTTTGCTTACTCTAGGTTGTTGATTTCCCGGAGTGAAATGAATAGGTCCACTCATAATTAATGTTCTAGTAAGTAAGAGCCTAGCACGTCTGGTCTATTAGCCGCCGCATCTCCTTCCCCTGACATTACTATGACATTCCATTTTGGAGTAACCATATTTCGTTGACCAAAAGCACCAGGTAATGGTTTTTGCATTAATTCTTTGTATGTAATCAATGTGTCAGGTTTGATTCCTGGATATTTAAGCATTAGTCTTTCTTTAAAAGTTTCAAATGATTGATCATCTTTGAACTGCCATGCACCATCAGCATCTTTGGCTAATTTGTTTCCGTCTTTTTTAAGAAGATCGTTGAACATTTCTTTTTTGACAACCATAGCAGACTTAGTTGTACCGAAGTCAATTTTTCTTTCTTGTCCTTTAGATGCGCCTGCTGAGAAGTTAATGATAAAGTTATCTGGTCTATTTTGTAAATCGTTTGATACTGAAGCCATTTTAGTATAAGCATAGAATCTAACATCAGGGTGCATCATTGCTACTTTATATGCCGCTTCCAAGTAATCTTCTGAGAAGAAATCTCCAGCATCATGCCAACGCAGACCCATAACAACTGTTTCACCTTGTTTTGACTTTAATAATTTGTTTGCTTCTATATCAATCTCTGTGTTTAATTGCTCAAAGAAGCCTACTGGATCGTTGTACAAGTAGTTTAAACGTCTTGTTTGACTAATTGCTACATTTTCCCATTGTACATATCCGCCTTTAAGTGCATAACAGAATGTTTTACATTCACCTGCACCTGGACATGTGTTGATTTCTACAAATTCTTTCTTTTCTTCGTTGTAACCTAAACCGTTTAATGCAGGTAATCCGAGATCAAAATATATCTCAGTTTGGCCCTTATAAGGACCTTCAGTATGTTGCATTTTTGCATTTTGTTTTAATAATTTATTTGGACGTACAGTGATATCTGCCGCTAATGCTTCCAAGTCATAAGTTTCATTGTTCTGATTAACGATAGGAACTTGTTTATCTGATGCTAATAGTTCTTGTCCTTTGACCATTCTTTTTACAGTTGATCTATGTATGTACGGCTTTTTGTATTTGTCAGTTTTCTTTTTCTTTTGATTGATAATTCTATCTAAGTAATCTGATAAATCTTTTTTATCTAGTTTCTTACTAGGCGCATCTAGTACTTCATCGATTTGCTCAAAATCAAATTCTTTTTGGCCAGGCTCAAATTCTTGGCGATTCATTTTTATTTTTGAATTCAACTCCTCAATTTGATCTTCTTTGGCTTGGTTGACAGTAGGACCATAATATGGCCCGTTATCTGCTAATTTTCCCCAACCTAAACATTCGTCACATAGTTTAATAGGACTTGTTCTTTCTTTCCCAAATTTCATGCCGTCTCCCAAACATTTGGGACACTTAGATGTATAACGAACACTATTATCATATTCGTTTAAATCTTCTTCTGACTCTTTTTTGTTTAAATCTATATAAGTGGGAGTAAAACCTTCATCTCTTATGAACTCAGGGAGTGTTGAAACGTCCCAACCTTGAATGACACTGTTCCACGTGTCAGTTCCTTTATTAGCAAACTTAGTATTGGCTTTAGTTAAATCTGATACATCAGCACTTGGGTTACCTTCGGGTAAAATAGGCTTGACTTCAGCCTCTGCTTCTGTTAGTATATCTAATATGTTACGTATATCATTCATTTGCTTGTCCGCTTTAAGAGTAGTATGCTAATGTATTTATCATTGTTATTAAAAGGTTTTAGAAAGTTATGAACATATTTTATTTAGATACTGACCCAGTTAAATCAGCAGAACTGCATTGTGACAAACATGTAGTCAAAATGATTATTGAGTATGCCCAGTTGATGTCTACTGCTCACAGAGTATTAGATGGCGACTTATATGAGGATAGAACAGCCAACAATAGACGTATCAAACGTTGGCGTCTCAATAACAGCAACATGGAGAATGTTCTCTACAAGGCATCACACATCAATCATCCTTCAAACATTTGGATTCGATCTAGTGATTCACACTATCAATTTGTATATGATATGTTCGTTGCGTTATGCAATGAGTATACTCATAGGTATGGCAGAACACACTTAACAGAAGAAAAACTTAAGGATATCTTACAGCATTTACCCAATAATATAGCAAGTGCAGACTTTGTTGATCCTCCCCAAGCCATGCCAGATGATGTCAAAACACATGATGCTATTGACGCCTATCAAAATTACTACAGAGTATATAAAAAAGACTTTGCTAAATGGACTGCGAGAGAGACTCCAGGATTTATGAAAAATATATCGGGTAAAGATAATGTCTCTAAATACATAGACAGTGAGGAACTATATGTTTGAAAAAATAAAAGGTATGTTTGGTAAAAAGAAAACCGCCCCTAAGAAAAAAACGGCACCCAAAATTTCTGAAAAAGAAAAAGCAACTAGGGCTGGAGAACCTTGGGTTGATATACTACAAGTCAATGTTGACCCAGAAGATATTAACAATGGTGCTTTTGAACTTGATTGGAATGATAAGTTTCTGTTAAATCTTATCAAGCAAGGATACAAAGATAGTGAAGACGATAAAGATGAAGAAATTGTTGATCGTTGGTTTAAAACAGTATGCCGTAATGTAGTGTTAGAAACATGGGAACAAGAACAAGCAGACCCACATAATAGAAAAGACACTGATCCTATCACTGGTGCAGATATGAGAGTTGTTCAAAGTAAAGATTTAGGTGACGGTAGGTCGGAGATTAGTTAATGGAAACTGTAGTCTTTTGTAAAAAGTACCAAGAAGAATTACCAGCGATGTCATTTCCGCCTCTGCCAGGACAAGCAGGCAGAGATTTGATGGAGACTGTTTCACAAAAAGCACTCGATGCTTGGAAGTCTCATCAAACTACACTTATTAATGAACGCAGAATGGATTTATCTAATCCTGAGGCTAGGAAATTTCTAATAGAAGAAATGCACAAGTTCTTTAATAACCAAGAAGTTGCACAAGCAGAAGGGTTTGTTGAGCCTACTAAAGACTCTGGTGTACAAGCATATATACCACCTACTCCTCCACCACCCCTAGATTAATTTACCCTTTTTACCCATAAAGGCTTGCTTTCTGCTAGTTTATTGCGTATAATATACGAATATTATGATAAATAAGAGTACTGGTATATGAAATACGCTTTGATAGACACAATGAACACGTTCTTCCGTGCCAAGCATGTAGCATCCTATAATGCTAATACATGGGAAAAGATAGGCATGGCTTTGCATCTGACTCTAGGGTCAGTTAATCAAGCAGTCCGTAATTATGGCGTTGATCATGTAGTCTTTTGTTTAGAAGGTCATTCATGGCGTAAAGACTTTTACAAGCCTTATAAGGCAAATCGTAAAGTTAAAGATCAAGCCATGACAGAAGCAGAAGTCGAAGAAAGTCAGATGTTCTGGGAGACATACGAAACATTGATTGCATTTTTATCTGAGAAAACTAACGTAACAGTCTTACGTGATCCGAATGCAGAGGCTGATGATTGCATAGCACGTTTCACTGCATTACATCCTGATGATGAACACATCATTCTTTCAACTGATACAGACTATTATCAATTACTATCTGAATCAGTTCACATGTATAATGGTGTTGCTAAGAATCTAATAACAATTGATGGCTTCTTTGATGATAAAGGCAGACCAGTCATTGACAAAAAGACTCAGGAGCATAAGACATTAGAAGATCCTCAGTATCTATTGTTTGAGAAGTGTATGCGTGGTGACACTAGTGATAATGTATTCAGTGCATATCCAGGTGTACGTAAGAAGGGTACTAAGAACAAGACAGGTTTACTAGAAGCCTATGCTGATAAAGAGAAAGGCGGTTTCAACTGGAACAATCTTATGTTACAACGTTGGGTAGATCACAATGAAGAGGAACATAGAGTACGTGATGATTATGAACGCAATCGCACATTGATTGATCTTACAGCACAGCCGACTGAACTCAGAGATGCAACTGATAATAGCATTAAAGAGGCGTTAGAAAGTAATAAAGAGATACCACAAGTTGGTGTACACTTTATGAGATTTTGTGGCAAGTATGAACTTAACAGAATAAGTGATCAAGCAGATAGTTATGCTAAATGGTTGAACACCCCATATCAAGGAAGGTACATTCATGCCTAACAATAACAACATTAACGGAGATAAAATGATATTAGATGTAGAATTAACCGCAAAGCCAATTACTGATGAATTTTGGATTTTAACAGACGGAAAAAACAAAGTTGGAAATGTCTGTGCAAATAATATAGGAACGTTTAACGTCACATTGCAAAATGATGTATTTGAATTTGCAACTACTGATGATATTCAGAAGAAAACTAAAATAAAGTTTATCACACCAGAGAAAACTGAACTACCAGAAACAACTCCTTATCCAGAATATCCTACAACTGCTAGAACTTATAATTCAGTGTTCGATGTTAAACGTGGATTGCATGTCTTTACAAAGACTAAAAAGAGTAAATGCTTCCATGCCGCAGGGTATTTTGTAGTTGAACATAACGGAATAGAACAAGTTATCTTTTGTCCAAAATACATTTTTATACAAAGATATCCCTTCAACGGACCTTTTAAAACTAAAGATGAAGCAAAAAATCAGATAAATATAGTATAATGATAACTAATGTTACATATTAAGGATTTTATAAATAAAATGTCGGTTATGGAAAGTACACAGAACAATACTGTTGTGTTGACTATTGATCAGGCTAGAGGACTCAGAAACGATATAGCAACTTTGTTGGCAGATTTACATGAGTTCAATAACGAGAATAAAACGAATGAAGAAACAATTTCAGTACAAGTTAAAGGCGGCTCATTCAAATGAGTAGAAGCCAACCATCAGTCATCCTGGAATTTGTTGACAAAGAAACATATAAGTGCGATCAGATTATCGAAGCATCTGGCATTTGGGCTGTATACTATGACGGTCAACCAATCAATTTAAAATCTTCCCACTACTTAACAAGTGATGCGGCACCAAAATACAAAAAGACTAGTTTTTCTAATCCAGGTCATGCAAGGAATCTTTGTCGTAAATTAAATGCTCAATTTAAAACTGATAAGTTTACTGTAGTATTTTTAAATGCCGGGCGAATAGTATATCCGGATGATATCTCCGAAAAATAAACAGCAATACACTGAAGCAATACTCGATGCCCTACCAAGAGGGCCTTATCATTCAATACCAATAGATCAAGTCATTTTTAAATGGTGGCTAACTGGACGAGGTGGACAAGGACTAAGACTTAACGATGAAGGACTAAACATGTTTAAGTTAGCAAAACTTGAACACTATGATTTTGATTTAGGACTCAATCCTAAGTCAATGCATAAACGAAGAATTGTTGCACCAGAAGCCTTTGTACAAGAAATCATTAAAAAGATTAAATGTCCTTATTATTTAGGTGTGCATAAAGTGAGGGGAGAGAAGGGCGAACCTTTCATTAGAGTATATGATCATAAGACAGCAATGATGATTACTTTACATGGCAATCTAAGAGAATATTTAGATGCCACAAAATAATGTATGACACTTTTATGTACGTAAAAGTGTAAGGTTACTACACTTTTTGTTACTAAAAGTATCATAATGTCATACTTGGTATAAATAGAAATGCAGGGCGGTCCTGCTCAAAGGTTGGCAACACACACAGGAGTAAAAGACTTGAAAATCATACGCAAAGTTGGTAATAGTTTATTTGGATGCAATGGCGGAGAGATATGTGAAAGCATAGGCTTCGCATTTATTGGGTCAATATGTCTATACATCATCATTTTCTCACTACATTCAATAACAGTTTAACAATCCCCCAATAGCCCAAAGTTCGCTTTGGGCTTGACATCCAGGTTCAAAGGTCGTATAATAGTTTATACACACACAGAGAACTATGGCTATGAATAAATTATATACAGTTATTATGACAATAGCACTGACTGCCTGTGGAGGTGGAGGTGGTGGAGGAACTGATATTGCGTTAGCGGCCATCAGTGGTACTGCAACAGGGGGTGGCAACTCTGGTAATGGTGGTAACAATACTACAGCCTCAGTGTCATTTTCTGCAAGTTCTAATCAAGTCGTAAAGGGAGATAGCACAACATTGCATTGGAATTCTTCCGAAGCATCTACATGTACAGCATCAGGCGAATGGTCTGGTACTAAATCACTCAACGGCAGTCAATCTGTTACATTAGATGGCATTGGCACTTATACCTTCTCTATTGATTGCTCAGGGGCAACTGCGACTATAGATATAACTGTAAACGAAACTGACAGTGAAGGATCATGCACTAACCCGCACACTGCAAAGATAGAAAAAAATTATCTAGGTGACTTTGATTATGAACAACCACAGAATTACTTTGGTAACGATCACATCAAAGGTGTTGGTCTTAAAGACTATGGGCTAGGATGGATATACGATACTTACAAATCGAAAGAACCTTCTGTGGTCGCTAATTGTACTAGAACTGAGTATATACGTTTAATGTACAGAGAAACAATAAGAAGACTGCGAGATCATGGAGTTACGTCAGTTCAAATTTATAACTTCGGACGTTGGGACGATAGCAAACAAACATGGGAAGTTGTCCATTCGACTAAACATATAACTGACGAAGAAGTTGATTTCATTACTCAAACAGCAAAACAGTTTGGTATGGAAGTTCACTATGGTTGGCAGTTCAATATGGAAGTGGCTGATGCAAACGGCACTTACATGAATCGATTATTATTTCCAATGACTGGTGGTAATGTTCTAGTAGATATGGAATTGCTTACTAAAATCATGGATGCCCATGAACAGCATATATATTGGGAAGCAGACAGAGCAGAATTTATAGGCATTGATGCCTTAGCCGCTGATTGGCAAGCAATGTGGATAGACTTTCGAGGGTTAGATAGAGAAGCAACTTTTGAAGAAGAGACTGAATTACGAAATTACTATATGGAACGCCTAAGCACAATCGTTGCCGGTGTTCGTAGTAGATTCAATGGTAAGATAATTATTGGCGAAGGCATAACTTGGAATGATGGACGAGTATGGGATAATGTTGATATTATTAAGTTAGGATTTCCAATGTTTGTTGGTGATGATGAACTTGAAGATACAACTGTCGATATGATAGATAACAGAGCCTATGATTACATAGAACGGGCTTACAATGCATTTTACTGTTATGATGGTCAATGGCAAGGACATGTTTGTGGTGACTATACTAGTTATGAAGAAAACAATCATAAATTCATGTTTGACTTGTTTGCACAAAGTCATATGGGATTCTTATCTAGGGGATGGATAGAAGATGGCTTTTGTGTCGAAGGTATATTAAACAACATAGTATATGATTGTATTCAACGAGAAGTACAGCCAGACTTTTCAGCACAGGCTCTTTGGTATGAAGGAGTGTTGAGAGCAATCGATAGACAAACATGGTTTGATCTTATTGGGACTACAACTAGCACTGGGTATTGGTTATCAGATACATTGATGCATGATGGACACACTGAAGCATTCCCAAGTACCTCACAATCTATCAGAGGCAAACCTGCAGAAAAAATACTTAAATACTGGTACACAGGATTATTTGAACAATACGAGCCAATTTATGATTAAGCAAGGAATGAATCTTACTGACTACATTAAAGTGTATCAAACACTTACTCCTGAGTGGTGTCAAAAGATCATAACAGCAACTGATAATTTGACATGGCATGATCATCAATGGCATAATTCCTATAGAAACTTTACTGTTAATCAGAAGGATACAGAGAAAAGAAATCGGCTAGAAGAAGATAATCCAAGATACTCTGAAGGCGTAGAGTATTGTGATACAGATGTTTTGCTAGAATCTATGATTACACATGAACTGATTAAATCTATAGGAAAGTATAGTCTTCAAATAGGTCCTCAGATTGACAATAGACCTAGCAACTTAGTCTCAGGCATTAAGTCTTTACGTATCAATCGATACAAAGAAGGGGTAGGAATGAAGAAACACGATGATCATTCCCATGATAATGAACACCCTATACTGACATCTATCGTAATGTTAAATGATGATTATGAAGGTGGCGAGTTGATCTTACTTGACGATTATCAAGTGAAACTGAAGGCAGGAGAAGCAGTAGTGTTTCCATCGAATTTTATGTACCCTCACCATGTGAAAAAGGTCACACAAGGCACAAGAATGACAATAAATGTGTGGTTTTCGTAAAAAAATGTGAAAAAAGGCTTGACTTTGGGTAAGAAAGGCAGTATAATATACTTATATTATGACACAGACAGGGAAACAAATTATGTACTTAATCATCGACAACACAGATCAATCAGTTCACAGAGAGCCTAACAAAAGAAGTTATGCTTCTACTCAGTATAAAACAGTAGGTGCCGCTAAAGCAGGTATCACTAGAACTGTTAAGTACTACCAAAAAGCATATGATCAAGTTGCTGAATGCGTAGCAAATGGTCAAAAAGAGTACATGGCTAATATGCATAATGCATATAGAGATGCTACTGAAGCACAGTTTGGTCTTACTCATAAGCAATTTGCATCATCTTATACGATTGTTGCTGTTGAAGATTATGTCGAACCAATGATTACTAAGACTGGCATCTGCCCAGGTACTGGTAAAAAAATCACTGTAACTGAGGGAATCAATACTCCTCACTACATGTCAACTCTTTCAGAATCATATTGGAGTGCATAAGGAATGTTTGCCAGAAAATCAGCAAAAAATACTGTGACTTACTCAGCAAATGATGTTTGGGCAGTAGCATGTAAGGCTCAACGTCTAAACAAAGAGTACATTAAATTTGTTCCTGAAGGGTCTAAAAAAGAAACTAACCGTGAAATCATGTATCGTCTTTTAGAGGAAGGTTCAAAGCATTTAACTGTTGCTGATAAAAACGAAGGCGTCAAAGTACGTCAGCATTATCAAGCAATGACCTTTAAGTTATTGACTGATGATTATGTGAGTGAGTTTGATAAGACTGCAATGGCTATTGCAGACAGAGACCTGCTCGATAGCAAATTAGATATTGCTATTATTGCTAGTCTTCCGTCAGCATTCATAAGAGCCAATGTTCGTAAAGTTCAAGACCAAGAGATTGCTCAAGCAACTACAGACAAATCGATTGGCAAAGTCAAAGACAGAGTTGACCTTAAAGTCACAGTGTTAAGAAGTTTTCTTTCTCATAAATGGAATTGCTATTTTATAACAGCAGTTACCGCAAATGAGGAAGTAGTGTTTTTTGGATCATCTAAAATTAATTCCAAAATTGGCGACATTTTAGATATTCGAGGCACAGTTAAGGGTCACCGTTCAGACGATAATGGAATGGTTACACAACTTAACAGAGTTCAACAAGTAGAGGTAAAATAATGAAAAATTTAATAATTGGGTTTATTCTAGGGTATCTAATATGTACATATGTATTGTTAGGACCTCAAGGCGTTTCTGATACTATCATGCAGTCATTTGCAACGGCTCAAGTTTGGGGAGAATCCGCTATACTTTGGATACAAAATTATACTCCAAAGGCTTGACATCATGGGCAATAGGCTATATAATAGTAGTATATTTAGGAGACACATATGAGTGCAAGTTGGATACATAAATTAAACGAAAGCAATTCAAAACTTCACAAACAAGATGTTTTAACACAAGCATTAGAGGCAGCCACATTAGGCAGTGATAATGCAGATACGTTTTTAAAACTTGCTGGCATGTGTTACAATCCTTACGTCACCTTTGGTGTCAGAAAAATCCCAGACAATCAGGAATCAGATAGAGAATATGCCAATCCTTGGAATGAGTTTATTGCTCTGCTAGAAGAACTTAAAGAACGCAAGTTAACAGGTAATGCGGCCATTGATGCAGTAGCAAAGATGTCTCTACAATTTTCTAGTGATGAATGGAATAACTTTTGTGCTCCAGTCATTCGCAGAGATTTACGTGCAGGCTTTTCAGTTGCTACAATCAACAAAGTTTGTAAGAAGACTGACTACGAAGTACCAGTCTTTAAATGTCAACTTGCTACTAACTCAGAAGGCAGACCTGAAATGTCAGGCACCAAGAGACTTGAGCCTAAATTAGATGGCGTTAGAGTTCTGATGGTAGTATCGTTTGAGCCAGGTATGTATGATCACCCTGAGCCAGTCGCAACATGTTACAGTCGTAACGGAAAAATCTTTGAAAACTTCACACACATTGAAGACCAAGTAACTGCTAATGTAAGAAAAATCATTACATTATTAGGTAGTGATATTGGCAACTGCACTAAAGGATTTGTATTTGATGGTGAAGTTGTTGGAGCATCATTCAATGAATTAATGAAACAAGCACGTAGAAAAACTAATGCTAAATCAGATGATACAGTATTTCATGTATTCGATGTTATGCCATTAGCAGACTTTCAACGTGGACATTGTAACGCACAATTCAGAAAACGTGTTACAGCAATGAATAACTTAGCACCTCTCTTTACTGATCTTAGTTCGTTAGAAACTATGTCTCATATCATTGTTGATTTAGACACAGAAGAAGGCAACAAAGAACTTAAGAGATATGCTAACGACATGGTCAATGCTGATTTTGAAGGCATTATGATCAAAGATTTAGAAGCACCTTACGAGTGTAAACGTAATCTCTTCTGGATGAAATGGAAGCCTACTATTACTGTTGACTTAGAAGTTGTAGAACTTGAAGAAGGGACAGGCAGAAATGAGGGCAGATTAGGGGCATTAGTTTGTGAAGGCACAGACGATGGCAAATTTATAAAAGTAAATGTTGGTTCTGGCTTTTCTGACAGCGACAGAGATTCATATTGGGAAGCAAAAGACGAAGTAATTGGTCAGACTGCTGAAGTACTTTGTGATGTGATTAGTCAAAACCAAGATGGCACATATAGTCTACGATTCCCAAGATTCGTAAGATTTAGGGACGACAAATAATGAATATAGAAATAGGAAAAACTTATCAAGTAAGTAACAAATACAAGAAACGTTATGTTGAGTATGAGTATCTTAAAAACTATGACACTGATGATGTTGTGTGCATAGAAACAGGTTGGAGAAGTGGTAACTGGTTCGTCACTCCTCAAGAAGAAAATGAAGTCGAACTTTTAGTCGAAGCAATGGCTGACGATTTTGAAGATGAGTTAGAAATGAATACTTTCTCCGAAGCAGAAATGATTGACTCATGGGACGGCTGTTGGGACGATTGGGACTGGACAGGTTACAAGTCTAAAGAAGGCGAAGAACTAGAAGAATTTATAGAAGAAGTACAAGAAGAAGGCGAGTGCTATCTTTTAGATAACGGCTTTGATTCTGATGAATGCATCAGTATCTTTCAAGGCCAAATAATAATAGAAGAAAAAGTAGGAGAATAATATGCAAATAGAAGCAGAAACAAAAGAAATCATGTCCTTAGCGGACGTGCTACCAGCACAACCAGGTGATGGCGACTATATTGACAGTGACAACGGACAATGTTGTTGTGGTGAATATCAATGTGAAGAAGGGTATGTTCATTGGACATCAGGATTCTAATATGGCTAAAGTAATTCATGCAACGATGTCTGAATGGCACCAAGTACAAAGAAAGTATGCATTAGAAATTGATGTTGCATATTTAAAAGATTTGTTTCCAAAAGAATCTGATGAAGACATTCAACAGATGTTTGATGATCTTGCCTCTGGGGACTTGCTTGTTGAGGACCTTGAAGATTTAGGTTATGAAAAGAATGGGCACGAATTTTACGGTATGGATTGGGACTACCAAGACGAAGACGATTGGTGGACTATGAGAAAGGGTGGCTTTGATGTTACCTATGACCAAGAGGTAATAGAGAAGGCAGAGCCTCTATCTAAAGATGATGAGTTTAAAAAAAATGTCGAAGAGGCTAAAGATGCGTTCAAAGAATGGGACGCCATGCAGAATGACATTATATTAAATGATTTATCTACTAAATGAGTAGCCTTCCCCATATCCCTGAGGGACTAGTAGGCACAAAACATACTTTTCCAGACGGCGATTCCATTATGATTTTTGAAATCAAATTAAGGGATAGGTTGATCGAGGGCGAAGGCATAGAAGGAATAACACCTTATATCATATATGAGATTCAACAAGGTCCAGGAATTCCTAGAAGATTAACAATGTCATACAATGAATTTCTTCGCACCTATGGTCATTTATTTCCTGCTATGTCTGGTACACAAGAATAGTTGTATTTTAGCCCATGAATCGTGCTAAATACTATGACGAAAGCATAAATGCAAAGGAACCCAAAAACATGAAGGCGAATTTATTTATAGCCTGGCTGACTTTATTGACAGCACTTACTATTAGTGGTGTAGCAATTTACTATTCAGTATCAGGCCTAGCCGCAATATTCTCAGCGGCTGTTATCCCTATTATTATTATGGGAGGTGTGCTAGAGGTAAGCAAACTCGTTACAGCAGTTTGGTTACATAGATTTTGGGGCATTGCTACCTGGTGGCTAAAGACTTATTTAAGTATTGCTGTTGTAGTGTTAATGCTTATCACATCTATCGGCATCTTTGGATTCTTATCTAAAGCACATGATACTGCATCTGGTAATGCGACAGAAGCCATTGCAACTGTAACTAGAATCGATGGACAGATTGCTAGAGAAGAAAACAGAATTGAAATACTTGAAGACCGTATTAATGGACTACAGTCTGGTGACGGGTTTGATGTATCTAGTTCTATTTCTCAACAACAAGAAATTATTAGTGGTGCAAGAGGTGCAGTACAAGCCGATATCGATTATAACCAAACACAGATTACTGCTATCAATGAAAGATTAGATAGAGACTTAGAAGCATTAGAAACTTCTTTAACAGCAGATATCCAAGTACAAACAGATAAACTTGTACCCTTAGATGACCTCGTAGCCAGTTATAGAGACGAAGAAGATTCTGGGTTTATTAATAGAACAGATAACAGAGGTGAGGCTGAACGAGTCTTACAAGAACAAAAACCAGAACGTGATGCTATTGCCGCAGAAATTACTAGACTTAGAGATAGTACAAGAGACAGAGAAGCAGAGTTACGTAGGGAAGCCTCAGTCGCAGTTAGAGAAGCACAAGGTAACATCAATGACTATCGTGCCCAGACACAAGAAACAGTTGATGCCGCTACAGCAGAGATCAATCGTTTAAGAGAACAATCCAATTCATCACAAGATGATGACCTTGAGCAGATAGACGAATGGAACCTTACAATCGATGATATCTATAATACGATTGATAGTCTTAGAGACGAGAAGTTTGAATCAGAACAAGCAGTTAGATTAGTTGAGAGTGAAGTAGGACCTATTAGGTACATTGCTGAGTTCTTTACTGGTACAGACGATGCAGATGCAAGTCTATTAGAGACAGCAGTATCATGGTTGATCATGGTTATCATCTTTGTATTTGACCCACTAGCAGTTCTATTGTTAATCGCAAGTCAGTACACATTTGAACAACGCAGGAAGGAAAACCCTAGCCTGGAAAAGTCTGAGATTGACGATGGGCCAGAACCTCTACAAGAAAGTGTAATCAACCAAGAACTAGAAGAAGCAGTAGAACATTTTGCTAGACCTGAATTAGACTTTACTGCATTAGAAACTAGAATTAAACTGGCTAAAAAATCAATCAAAGATTGGGAAGACAGTCAGCAAGAAATATTTGAAGTAGCAGAAGAAGTAGAACCTGAAGTTGAAGAAGTTGAAACAGAATTTAAGGAGTATGAAGGTAACAAAGTTGAAGAAGAAACTCCTGAACCTGAGGATATAGAAACTACAGGTGTTACTATCGAACAAGTAAAGTCTGAGGCTGACGAGTCTGATTACATGTTAGACCCTGAAGGTAGATCAATTCACAAAGATGCATTGAAATCATTACACCCTGAGTTATTCTTACAAACAGACAACAGCAATGCTAGTAGTACTAGTTTTGGAGAGTCCTTCCCTACAGTAGCAATGAAAGGTGATACGTTTGTTAGAGTAGATCAAATGCCTAATCGTGTTTACAAGTTTGAAGGTAAAGCATGGATTGAAATTCAAAAAGAAGGCACAGACACATACTTATACAACGAAGAATACATCAACCATCTAGTTGAAAAGATTCAAACAGGTGAATATGATGTAGACTTACTATCAGATTCTGAACGTCAACAAATTGAGATTTATCTACAGAACGACAAAAAAGGGTAAATTCTTTACCCAAACACATTGCATATCATAGCAAAATTCAGTATAATACTAGTGTTAATTAAATAAAACCCAAGTTAGGAGGGTGTATGAAAAATGTAAACACAGTAATATTGGTCGCGGCTCTAGCGTTGACAACAACAGGTTGTTCAATGTTTGGAAGCAAAGCAGACCAAATTGATGTACCAAAAAGAAACGCTATCAACAACCAAGAATTTAGTACATTCTTTGAAGATGATGGTATAAAAGTTAATTGGAAATGTACAGATAGAGATTGGTTTCCTTCAATGGGATTTTCTTGTGAAAAGAAAGAACTAAAATCTATTGAGATCACTGTAACTGAACCTACAGGGGGCGGAACTAATATGACAGCAAGTAATGCTCAACGTATTGGTGAAGAAGAAGTAAGGGCAAAACTTGCTACGTTCATTGCTGGTGAAACAGAAACAGAAACAATAACTAATATTGTCGGTAAAGCAAATGAAATGCAAGATGATTCTTATAGGAATCCAATTGCAGGCACTGGACAAACAGCAGGTAGTAGACCTGACATTCCAGCAGTAATTGGAATGCAAAGCAGATCATCAAATGCTCCGATAGATCCTAATACACCTAACATGAATTTTGCAGTAACATCGAATAGTCATTCGACTGCGAGAGAAGTGCAAACAATGATCAGAACTCAAGCACAGATCATCACACGTGGGTTAGCATTTGAGTATGACAAAGTAGATGATCAACTCCTACAAGTAACTGGTATCTGGAGCAAAGATACAGCAGAAGATATTCAAACTCAAATCAGTTCATATTTTAATTAAAAGGAGTTTTAATATGAGAAGCATCCTTCTCTTACTCCTAACACTAACGTCTTCCCCAGCAATTGCAATCGTAGTTGATGGGGAAGGTGTCTCTTTAATAGATGCCCAAGATCATGCAAGAAGACAAGCAATAACACAAATTGTTGGTGCTCTAGTAGACACTGAACGAGTTGTTGTTAATCGCAAACTTGTTGTTAATCAAATACTAACATACAGTGCAGGGTATATTGTTAAAGAAGTGATCTTGGAGCATTACAGCATTCCTCACTATGATACACCAGGTGAGAGACACTTTGTTAAATTAGATGTAGAAGTTAAATCAAGTAAACTAAAGGACTTTGTTCTTAGTAAGACTGAGGGCACTTCAGACTTTGATGCAAAGAACATAAAATTACAAATAGAATCTTACAACAAACAACTAATTGATGCTGATACACTAATAGATAACACTCTTAAGTATCACCTTAGTCATGCATATACTATTGATATTGTTGATTATAGCATTTCTACAGACGCAAATAGAAAAGCATATATGACTATAACATATCAACAATCATGGAACCGTGAATTTGTAGATGCTATCGAAGAACTTGCAAAATTAATTGATGTGCCTCAGTTTACTGTCAGTTACTTAAAATTTAGTGACCGTAAATATCAAATCAATGATCATATTCATATGAACAAATTCAGAGATACATTCTCTGGAGAAAAAACAGTAATGACTATTAATTCTCTACGTAATGACGGTCTAATAAATAGATGTGTAGAGTTCGATGTAAATCAACGTAGAATTCGATCCCTGTATTGGGTTAGAAATAACGGTGCTTCAGATATTGAATTCGACAAAAACAAAACATTAACTCAACAAGTGAGAATAGAAATTAAATTGGAAGAAATAGCAGTATTCCAAGACAACTCGTTGATAAATATAAGGTTAGTACAAACTTGTCCAAAATACAAAAGGAAGTAATTAATGAGCAATGACAAAAGTACTGACAGTTGTTCCTTTTGTAGTCAAACAAAAGAATCTGTGAACAAACTGATCGTTGGAGAAAACGTATCTATTTGTTCAGACTGCGTTTTGTTGTGCCAGAATCTTATAGAAGAGGAATCAGAAACTGCCAGTCAACCAGATCCTACTCCCAAAGTAATAGACCCATATGCCGTTATGAGACATTTGGATAGATGGGTTGTGGGACAAAACACAGCAAAACAAGTATTATCAATTGCCATTTCAAATCATTACAAACGTGTTTTCAATCCACCCCCAGTAGGATTAGATATTCATAAGGGCAATGTTCTTTTATTAGGTCCAACTGGTTGTGGTAAAACATTGTTAGCAAAGTCAGTAGCAAAGTATTTAGATGTTCCTTTCATTGTGGCTGATGCTACAACACTCACAGAAGCAGGATATGTCGGCGATGATGTAGAAAGCATGTTAAGTGTATTATTAGCAAAGGCTGGCAATGACGTAGCAAAAGCAGAACGTGGCATCATTTTTATTGATGAAATAGACAAAGTAGCACGTAAGAGTGAAAATGTCTCTATAACACGTGACGTGAGCGGAGAGGGCGTCCAACAAGCCCTTCTGAAGATTGTCGAGGGTACAATATGTCGAGTTGCAGAACAAG